GGGCACCCTGTGCACTTGTGTACATGGCACGGTGCTTTGTTTGCACCTAAACCATTCTGTAGGAGGAACTCCTTATGTCATCTGATTCAAATGGAGTGAGGTCCCGCTTCGAGACCTACACTACATCTGGCACTCAGTCTTGGGGAGGTGCACCAAATGCTAAATCAGTGAGTCGAGCACAAACGCGTCAGACGACGCGCTCTGCTGATACTCTCTGGCCCTGGATCGAAAACCACCGGCGCAAGCCGGCTCGGATTAGAAACCAGGCATTTATCAATTGGGCACTGAAGCAAGACTGGGGAACGGGCTTCTCAACTGAACGCAACACTATCGAGAGTACTCTTAATAGTCTTGTCGCTACTGGTACTTATTCCACACTGCCTTACAGCGTGCGGAGTACCGGTCCTGTTTTACTTGCAGGATTTTCAAGCGCTTCGGAATTCAGGACCGCGCAAGCGGTCTCTGACGAAGGTCAGTTGATGTTTGGCCTAGGAGGCACTGCTATTAACAGAGTGCGTCCTAATAAGCCGATTTTGAACCTTTCAGAAACGATCGGAGAGCTCCGTAATCTTGGTGGAATACCCAAGATGATGGGCTCGATGATCATCCGTGCAAGAACCGTTCGCGATCTCTTTCGAGAGGGCGGGAATGAGTACTTGAACGCTCAGTTTGGCTGGGCACCCCTGCAAAGGGATGTCATGGCTTTGGCTGAGTATGCTCTGACTTCCCGTACTGCGCTTGCGCAGTATAGGAGGGAGCTAGAACGATTGGTTCGTCGCCGTTACCAGTTTGATGACGTAATCGAAACTGTCGAAGGACTCAGTAAGTCCGTTGGCAGCAGCTCATACGAACTCGATCCGCAGGCCCCTTTCGGGGGGACTCCTGTGGTCGGGACTCGCTCAGCTACGATTACTCCTGTCGAGATTACCAGAACAGTAACCAAAAGTTACTTTAGCGGCGGTTTCAGAATTTACTCCTCTGAACTGCCCTATCTGGATGATTATCTCGCTAAGATCGAGACAGAAGCGAATACCCTGTTAGGTACTCGTCTCGATCCTGAGGTTCTTTGGAACCTACAGCCGTGGAGTTGGCTAGCCGACTACTTTGTTAATTTTGGAGATGTTCTTTCCAATATTAGCGCGTATACATCGGATGGCGTTGTGATGCAATATGGGTATCTTATGAGAGAACAAGAGATCCGTAAGGAGATCTTCTTCCCTCGTGGGGTCTGGAAGCGAACTGGTACTAGTACCTGGTCGCCTACATCTGACCCCTTTACAGTTACCCTTACAAGTCACTCTAAGACTAGAGTGAAAGCATCACCCTTCGGGTTCGGCCTAAATCCTGAGACTTTTACTGAACGTCAATGGGCCATATTACTAGCTCTTGGGCTTTCCAAGGGCCTTAAGTAAGTTCGCCAAAAGCGAGCTAAACCTACTGTAAGGAATGATGCCAGATGGCTATCGCAGATCCTGTTGCTATCACCGTGAACTCCATCGCTGTTTCTCTGCCCAAGACGGGCACGACGGAACACGGTGGGGTTTACACCAAGGACGACGGTACGATCAGTGTGAAGGTTAATCACATCCCCGCGAAAACCTCGCAGGGTGTGACTAAGCGAACGCTTGGTCTTACCGTTACGAAGACTGCCGCAGACCCGCTCAACGCGAGTCTGAACGTGCAGAAGTCGTACTCCTTCTATCTGAATGCGCAGGAGCCCGCTGTGGGCTTCTCGATTGCAGAGAAGAAGGACATTTCTCAGGCCTTGATGACCTGGGCAAATGCCACGTCCGGTGCTAACCTCGTCAAGTGGCTCGGAGGGGAGAGCTAAGCTCTCTCACTGAGTCACTTCAAACAAAGGATCTCACCAAGCATCTGGCTATGGACTAGTTTACCGAAAGGAAACTATGAAAAGCCTGATGTTGTTCCTACAGAAGATGCTGACTGACGTCGGCATCAGATGTCACACAAGCACCCAGCTTGATCTTGAAACGATCAAGTTGCGTGTCAAACACGAGGGGTTATCGTTTCTTACGATAACCTTACCGACGTTTGCTGACGACCTTCACAAGTCGCTTGCAAGTAGTCAGGTAGATCCCTCCGCGTTTCCTGGTTTTCAGAAACGCGGTCAGCTCCCCATTTTACTAGGTGGGCTGTTGGATCGTGTGTTTGACCGCTGGAGTGGGCGATTGCTCGACACGCCCGATATTGTGGCGATCCAAGCCATCCGCCAGGTAACAATGGCGTTTGGTAAGATCAAATTGGAGTGTTCTGATGAACGAATCCAGGCCGCGCTATCGGCGTACGTCGAGTGTGAGCGTGCAGTCCGCGCTGGTGATCGCGCTCGTAGCCATGATGATCTCATGGACTACAGGCGTATGGCTCATCTCCTCTGGAGGAGCCTCAATTCCCGTCTCGATCGAAAGATCTACAACGGAGAGTTGATCCCAGCACATGGTCCCGGGTCGGTTGCTGATCGTAAGAAAGGCAACCGCAAGTGGATATTCAACGAATATTCAACCCGCTTGGACAAAACATTCGCTTATGGCGAATGGTGTGTTCCTTCGTGGTCACTTTGGTGGCACACGAACCATGTGGACTTCCGCGAACCCGGAAATGAACGGCCCGTAAGGGTGATTCATGTTCCTAAAACGCTGAAAACACCCCGCATCATTGCTGTGGAGCCTAGCTACATGATGTTCATGCAGCAAGCTCTGCTGGCAGAGATGAAGGAGGAATTTCGAGATGATGTTAATGCTCGAAATTTCATCTGCTTCGATAGCCAAGAGCCTAACCAACTTTTGGCTAGAGAAGGTTCCCTTCACGGGGACCTTGCGACTCTTGATCTTAAAGAGGCGTCAGATCGTGTTTCCAATCAGCTTGTCCAAGAACTCTTTCATTACTTTCCTCACTCACGTGAGGCAGTGGATGCAGTGCGTTCTAGATCGGCTGATGTACCTGGCCATGGAGTAATCCGTTTAGCCAAGTACGCTTCTATGGGTTCAGCGCTGACCTTCCCCCTTGAAGCAATGGTCTTTATGACCATTGTCATGTTAGGGATAGAGTCGGCTCTCAATCGCAAACTTACCCAAAAGGACCTCACGGCCCTCTACGGGAAAGTGCGTGTTTACGGGGATGATATCGTAGTCCCTGTAAAATATGTGAGTTCCGTGATAGCATCACTAGAGCGCTACGGCGCTGTAGTGAACACTCGAAAGTCTTTCTGGACTGGAATGTTCAGAGAGTCCTGCGGGGAGGATTTCTACGCCGGTATACCCGTAAAGGTAGCCCGAGTACGTAGATTGTTCCCTGGTTCACGGAAGGATGTGAAAGAGCTGGAGTCAACCGTTGCACTGCGTAATCAGCTTTTCGAGCTTGGTTACGAAAATACGGTAGGCTGGCTTGACAATCTTCTAACAAAGAAGAAATTGTTAGGTCGTCACTTTCCTTATGTTGCAAAGGAAAGCCCTGCTCTCGGGAGATGGGCACATGGTGGAGCTTACGAAGTTCACCATATGCATGAGGATCAGCAAAGGCCTTTGGTAAAGGCCTATGTTGCTAAATCCAGGATACCAAAGAATTCAATCAATGGATATCCTGCACTCCTGAAGGTGTCCCTCAAGCGGTCTCAACAACCATTTGAGGATTCACGACATCTCGAGCGTTCTGGACGCCCTTCAGTCGTCGACATCAAACTGAAGTGGG